GAACGCCGACGCTCGGGGCCCGTTTATCCCGTTGCAGGCGGGTGACACGGGGGTTCGTTCGATTGAGTCGGTGACGATGAACGGCGCCGATGTCGGCTTGTTTGCGCTGGTGTTGGTGAAGCCGCTCGCCCAACTGTCGCTGAGGGGTATTGACGCACCGGTAGAGGTGAACTACCTGCTGGATTTCGGGCAGTTGCCACGAATCGTCGATGACGCCTACCTGAACTTTTTGGCCTGCCCTGCCGGGTCGCTGGCCGCTACTGCTTTGCATGGTGACCTGACGGTCGTCTGGAACTGAGGAGATAGATATGGGCTTCTCAAGCCTTGACGATTTCATCACGTCGACCACGACGGACGGCAAGTTCCTGCGGACCGATTGGAACAAGAACGCTTTGCCGACGACGGCGCAGACGGCCGGTCTCTGGTATGACCTGGCGTGTGGCGCCGGCAACCCGGGGTCGGATACGGCGTACGGGACGGGTACGAACCTGGCGTTTCAGGCGTTGTCTGACACGTCGACGACGTCGCCTGGTATCCAGCATGGCGGCGACGTGTCGACCGATACGAAGCACATCGTCAACGCTTCGGCGTTCTCAGCAGCGGCCACGACGATGCCGTGCGTGTTCATGCTGGTGGATCGTCTCGGGTTCTACCCGATCACGACGGTCACGACGACCGGCAACCAGGCGCTCAACAACACGGTGGTCTTTCCGACCGGCCGTCACACGAACGGCGCAGGGCTGCGTGCTTATGTGGTGTGTTCGTCGGGTTCGGCAACGACGGCGATGGGTGCGGGTACGCCGAACATTCAGATCACGTACACGAACCAGGCGGGCACGGCGGGTAAGACGACGCCGACGGTGTTGCCTGCTGGTACGACGGCGGCTCCGAAGGGAAACATCGTCTACTCGGGTACCGGCGCAGGCAAGTACGGCCCGTTCATACCGCTCGCTGCTGGAGACTCAGGCATCCAGTCTGTGCAGCAGTTCAACCTGTCCGCGACGTACACGTCAGGCATCCTCAACCTGGTGATCTGTCGTCCGTTGTTGACGTTGCCGATGACGACGATCGGTGTGGCGGCTGAGCGTGACTTGTTGAATCAGGTGCCGTCGTTGCCTCGGGTGTATGACGGGGCGAACCTGTCGTGGTTGATGTATGCGGGTGCGGCGACGCCGGTCAACTCGGCGTTCTACGGTCACCTCGATTTCGCCTGGAGCTGACCGTGGCCCTGTTGGGTAACTACACGGTGCTTGCGAAGAATCCGGGCCGGGCGTTCTCTGGTTCAACGATCAGTGACAACCGGTCGCAGTCGTCGAAGTCGGGTGCGAACCGGTGCCGGTTCACCGGTTGGGCGTCCTATTCGCCGTTAGCTGCGACGCCGAACGGCTACCTACCACCGTATTCGTGGATTCTGCCGATTGATCCGGGCGGGATGTCGTCGTACACGCTGATTCGTGGCGACAGTGAGTTGTCGGCTGCGGGTGCGTTGGGCCGGAACGTTGAGGCGTTGCTGGACGGCTCGTCCAGTGTTGCCGCTACCGCCCAACTGGTGGTGTCGGCGGTCGCGACGATCAACGGCTCGAGCTCAGTGTCGGCGAACGTCGTCGCGATCTTGAACGCTGAAGCGACGATCACGAACTCGTCGTCGACGGTCGGGATTTTGATCGGTGACGGTTTCGCTGTCGCGGCGCTTGATGGTTCGTCGACGGTCACGTTGACGTCGTATGCGACGGGGACACTTGAGGCGGAGATCACTCCGTTTTCGACGTTGTCTCCGGAGTCGTTGGCGGCGTCGGTGTGGTCGGCTGTGACGGCCGACAACGCGTCGGTGGGGTCGATGGGTGAGGCGTTGTCGTTCGCTCAGATCGTGTTGCGGAACAAGACGGTCACGGACCCGACAGCCGGGACGGTGACGGTGTACGACACGGATGGGACGACGGTGCTGTATGTGGCCGATCTGTTCCAGGATGCCGCCGGGCTAACCGCTTATGCGGGTGCTGGTGCGGAGCGTCGCGAACGTTTGGAGTAGCCGATGGCGATCGTCGCACGTGGCCTCGGCCTGCCCGAAGATGGCGCCCTAGTTGTCGGCGGTCTCGGTGTTTCTGAGGCTGACCCGAATGCGATGTTCGCCACCCTGGCGGGGTCGTCGTCGGTGTCGGCGAGCCTTACGGCTGCCGCAGATGTGGCCACCGCGGATCTTGGTGGCCTGTCGCGCCGGCAGCGTGTCGCCATGTTCCGTGGCGGCTCGTCGTCGCTGACGGTCAAGGTTTCGAGTGTTGCGGTTGGTGTCGTCTCGGCGCCGCCGCTCACGTCTACGGCCCTCACAGTGGCCGTAGAAACAGTTGTGGTGCTGGTGCCTGCCGATGTGGTGGGTGCTGGTGTCGGGACGCTGCGTGTTGCTGCCCGTTCGGTGGCTGCCGGTGTCCGTTCGACGTTCAGCATGGGCGCTACCGCAATGTCGGTGGCTGCCAGCTCGTTCGCTGTCGGTGAGATCGCCTGGTCGATCTCTGACGACGAGGACGAGTTGTTCCTGCTGCTCGTCTGAGTTCTCTGCCTGTTCCCCGAAATGGGGTCGGGCTGACACACAAAGGAAGCCGAAATGGCCGACGAAGATACCACGTCCGAAACGGACACCCACGACGACACCTCTACTGAGGGCACGCCCGACCTGGCCGCCGAACTGGCGAAGTGGAAGAGCATGGCCCGAAAGAACGAGGCGCTTGCCAAGCAGAACGCCTCTGCCGCCGACAAGCTCGCGAAGCTCGAGGACTCGAAGAAGTCTGAGATCGAACGTGCTGTGGCGAAGGCTGCCGAGGCTGAGGCCAAGGCTGCCGCTGCGGAGGAACGGATCGCGAAGGCGCTCACCCGTGCGGCCGTGTCGGCTGCCGCGGCGAAGGCTGGTGCGATTGACGCTGAGGCTGTGCTCGCCCTGCTCCCACCGAACGCTGTCGAGATCGACGGTGATGAGGTGAAGGGTGTGGATGAGGCGATCAAGGCGTTGCGTGAATCGAAGCCGTACCTGTTCGGGAAGACGAAGCCTGCCCCCGGTTCTGCCGATGGTGGCCGCCAGTCCGACAAGCCGGCCCAGTGGACTCGCGCTGATCTGAAGGGCAAGTCGTCGGCCGAAATTGAGCAGGCACGTCGGGCCGGGCTGCTGACCGCAGTCATGGCAGGCGACGCCTAACCCCCCAAACCCTCCCCCTGAAAGGAGATAGCTGCTATGGCTATCACGTTCATCCCCGAGATCTGGTCCGCCATGATGCTCGAGTCCCTCAAGAAGGAACTGGTCTACGCCGGTCCCGGTGTCGCAAACCGCGACTACGAGGGCGAGATCGCGAACATGGGCGACACCGTCCGCATCCGTTCGATCTCCCGTCCGACGGTCGCGTCCTACACCAAGGGCTCGACCACCATCACCCCCGAGCAGCTCACCGACGCACAGCGGTCGCTCGTCATCGACCAGGCCAAGTACTTCGCTTTCGAGGTTGACGACATCGACGCCGCCCAGTCGCCTGGTGGCGAGCTTGAAGGCGGTCTCATGGAGGCCGTCTACGCGCTGCGTGACACCGCCGACCAGTACGTCGCCAGCCTGTACACGGGCGCCCAGTCGGCCAACCAGATCGGCACCGTGTCGGTCACGACCGCCGCTCTCGCCTACACGCAGCTCCGCCGGCTCAAGGTGAAGCTCGACGAGGCGAACGTGCCTCAGCAGGGCCGTTTCGTTGTGGTCCCCGCCTGGTACCACGGTCTGCTCCTCGAAGAGGACAAGTTCGTCCGTGTCGACGCGTCGGGCACCGATCAGGCGCTGCGTAACGGCATCGTCGGCCGAGCACTCGGTTTCGACGTGCTCATGTCGAACAACGCCCCGCTGGTGACCGGCGACGACTATGCGGTCATCGCCGGCTACCCGAAGGCGATCAGCTTCGCTGAGCAGATCAACAAGGTTGAGGCGTACCGCCCGGAGGACTCGTTCAGCGACGCCCTCAAGGGCCTGCACGTGTACGGCGCCAAGCTCGTCCGTCCGGACGGCATCGCGACCGTCATCGCTTCCCAGACCTGATGACCTGGCGGGGGTCGGTCGCCCCGACCCCCGCCTGCCATCCCCTCCCCCCAACTCTCGTCTGAAAGGACATCCCCATGGCTCGTACCGACGTCCCCGTCGTCACCCTTTCCCGTACCGGCGCTGCCACGAATGCTGGCACCGTCGCTGACCCGACCAACGATCATGTTGTGACGGTCGACTTCCCGCTCGAGGAGCTCGTTCTGCGCTTCACGAACACCAACGGCTCGGATCGTGTTGCCACGATCGTCGCCGGCGACAACCCGCCCGCCCTGGCCGCTGGCCTCGGCAACCTGGACATCACCGTCACGGCGACTACCGGCGACATGACTGTCGCCGGTCTGGAGTCGGCGCGATACCTCCAGTCGGACGGCACGCTCCTGATTGACCTTGCAGCCTCCTACGCGGGTGCTGTTCGGGCGTTCCGGGTTCCTCGCTGATGTCGTCCACGGTCGTGGTCCGCAGCGCGTCGGGCGTCCTCTTTGAGATGGATGTCCCCGCTGCGGGCCACGCCCTGGAACTGTGGGAGGAGAAGCTCCGCAAGGGTGACCTTGAGGTTGTTACTGCCCCTGTCGAGTGGGTTGATGCAGGCGACGGCGCCCGTCGTCTCGTGCTTGCCTCCACGGTCCCTGTAGAGGTGTCTGAGGTGCCGTCTGAGGCGCCTCGCCGTGGCCGCCCGCCGAAGGTGCAGGCGTCCACCGAATCGGCTGTAGAGGTCGACGTTTCCGACGAGGAGTAAATCGTGGCGCTGTTCACCCCTGAAGAACTTGCGACGTATCTCCGGAACGAGATCCCGACCGAGGACTACCCGGACCTTGCCAATGTGGCGTCGTCTGCGGAGTCGCTTGTCACGAAGGTGTCGGGCCGTAAGTGGGTGGTTGCTACCACGGCGTCGACCCGCTACTACGCGCCTCGTGCGGTCGGTCAGGATCTGATCCGGGTGCATGACTGCACGACGGTGACGGCGGTGACGAACGACGGTGAGACGGTCCCAGTGTGGGCGTCGTCGACTGGCGGTTACCAGTTGGAACCGATCAACGGTTTGGATTGGGCTGGCGAAACCCGCCCGTTTGAGTCGATCCGATACATCGGGTCGCGTTGGAAGTTTGACAACTATCGGGCAACCGTCGCCGTGACCGCCACCTGGGGTTGGGCAGCGATTCCTGAGCAGGTTGTCCGCGCCGGCTACGTGATCGCGAAAGACATGTGGGATTTCCGCAACGCGCAGAACGCCGCAGGGTTCGAGCAGTTCATCGAAGACAAGGCCAAGATGCTGTTGAAGGGCTATCGCCGTGAAGAGGCGAAGGCCGGTATCGGTGGGCCGATCTGATGGCGTTGACGATCGCCCCGATTCGTGAAGCGCTGAAGGCGCAGTTGAACCTAGTCCTGTCGGGCCGTGAGTCTGACGTGAAGGCGTACCGGGTGACCGGCGCCGCGGTGTTCCCTCGGATCACGATCGAAGCTGACCCGGTCGACTACATCGATTATTGGGTGACGGGCACGTCGGTCGGTTTGGCCACCATCCGTTTCGTGCTGGTTGTCGAGTGTGGCCCGTTGAACGCTGACGGGTTCGCCGACGAATCCGCCCGCCGTCGGCTCGACGATTTCCTGTCGGTCGGTACCGGGAACACTGCGTCGATCATTGATGCGGTGATGTCGGACAAGACGTTGGGCGGTGTCGCCGACACCTGCCATATCCCTCGTGCCGAGGTGGATGATGTGACGGCGACGGCGCGTCTACCGCTCGAGGTTCACGTTCACAAGGTTGGAGCTGAAGCCTGATGGCCGTCTACATGAACGCCGACATCTCGTATCTTGCGGGCGACCTCGAGATTGCGTGCAACGCCAAGACGGCAGTGTTCAACGCCGAATGCACGGCGTTGGATTCGACCGGGCTGTGCTCGACGGGCTGGACCACGCTTGAGGCCGGGTTGGCAACGGCGATGTTCGACATCACCGGCATGTCCGACATGGCAGCGCTCGGTCTGGATGCGACGACCTGGTCACAGTTCGCAACGAAGGATGTCGTGCATTCGATGTCGATCGGTTCGGCCGACGGGTCGCCCACCTACTTCATGCGTGGCATGTCGACGTCGTATACGCCGATCGATGGTCAGGTCGGTGACCTCGCCGGGATGCGTCTGGCCGGCCGCACGTCGACCGGGAAGATGGTCCGTGGTGTGCGGGCGCACCCGACAAACGTTGCCCGGTCCTCCACCGGCAACGGGTCCGGCTACCAGCTCGGCGCGCTGTCGGCGACGCAGTCGATGTTCGCTGCCCTGAACGTTCTTGATCGCACCGGCACGGCGTCGATGACGCTCAAGGTGCAGTCCGATGACAACTCGGGTTTCACGACGCCGACGGATCGGATCACGTCGTTCACGGCTGCGACCAGTCGCGGCTATCAGTGGGGTTCGGTTGCCGGTGCGGTGACGGACGACTACTGGCGCGTGGTCTACACGATCACCGGCACTGGAACGATCACGTTCGGCGCCTCCCTCGGCATCGCTGCCACCTGACCCCCTACACCCCACCTTAAAGGAGGCCCACTGTGGCCGTGTTCATGATCACCTCTGAGTACCTTGCCCTGTCGGGCACCGACCATTCGCCGCATGTCAAGTCGGCCGTGTTGACTGTCGACGCGTCGCAGCTCGATTCGACCGACATGGCGTCCGGTGGTTGGACTGAGGCAGAGCCGGGCATGAAGTCCGGGCAGCTTGTGGTCACCTGGCAGGACGACGTCACCTCGGGGTCGATCGACGGCATCCTGTGGGGCCTGTTCGGCACCAAGCCGACGTTCGAGCTTCGCCCGACTTCGGCGTCGGTTGGTGTCAACAACCCGAAGTACACCGGCTCCGTGCTGTGCACGAACACCTCGATCGGCGGCACCGTCGGCGACCTCGCGGCCAAGTCGACGACCTGGCCCACGTCAGGCACGGTTACTCGCGCAACGAGCTGATGACCACCGACTCGCTTGCCGGTCTCGCTCGCAAGGTCGCGAGGATTGAGAAGGAGTTGTCGGACGAGTCGTTGATGAAGTCCGTCGGCGTGAAGGGCAAGCAGATCGGCAACCGCAACATCCAGGCGGATGCCGGCGGTGATCT